GATTGTCTTTTAGCTTACATACGATGGTCTTCATACCATCCACAATAGCAGTACTGTAGTTGTCGCCATGCATTTTCTTGAGACGATTCCAGTTCATTGCCGCACGGACATGTCCAGGCATGTTGGCTTTGCCCAGGCGTCCTTCTTCGGCAGTATACTTGGTCAAGTTGTTGACACGCTTGGGTGTGCCCTTTTCCCAGGCTGGTCTATCGGCAAACTTGATTTTAAACTCACGTACTTTTTCAATCACAGCTTCTTTTCCAGAACCGGTCAATACATCCATGAGCAGTTCGCTTAAAAACTCTTGCACTACCTTGGGTGTGTCACTGCGCTTTAGATCCAGGCCCATAGCTTTCATTTTTCCATGTTTGCCTCCCATGTCAAGGCGTACACCTTCCATGTCAAAGATCAAAATGCCATAGCGTTTCTTCTTGATGAACAAGCCCTTGCTGGCTATAAGTTCACGACCACCTTTGATAATAGCACCCATCTCACGTGGACAATGACAAGCACGTTCCATAAACGCAGGGAAAGATTCGTTAACAGAGTCTGCAATGGTATCGTATAGTTGTACACAGATCTCTCTGTTCCACTCCATACGTCCCGCGGCTACTTCTTCTTGAATGGCCGGCCATGCCGAGAAATAGACCGAGTCCGTGTCACCGTAGATGATAGCTGATCCGATATGGTCATAATTGCCCGTGATAGCCTCATTGACGTGTGCGTCCATGTGCTTTGCGATAATACGGCCCGTAAGCGTCGTACTCTGGCCAATACGTTGGTCGAAGAACCTACAGCCCGGGTTAAGGATCGCGCCGTAAAGTGAGTTAAGGTTGATTTTTTTGACGAGTTGTCTTTTGTCCCAGAACGCTTTATCTTCCTCAGATGTTGCGGTTTTCTTTTTAGCTTGCATTTCTTTTCGTTCAGCATACCATCTCTCCAATAGACCAGGGACGATTCCCTTGGTATCATATTTAAATATTGTGCCATTGGCACTCAAAGTCCAAGGTTGGCGACTATCAAATATTAACCGCCAAACATCTGCAGCCGTCATTACATCACTGTTGCCATCCTCCCAGTCAATAGTAATTTCTGTGCCGGGCTCCATGTTCATGACCGCTTGATATTCCAAACTACCAAACATGTTTTCCCAGGCATCAGCAAAACTTGCTCCACCATCCATCTTTTCTCGGATGTAGTGGTCAGTCATTACTGAGCGAAGTTGCCCGACGATTGTTTCTGGCCCCATGTTAAGAGCACGGATTGCCGACGGGTAGAGACTGTTGATATCGATCGCCCCGATGTATTCGTGCATGCCTTTTTTGGGATAAGCAACGTAGGCACCTGCTGCTTGTGTATTTCCTTGGTCATCTCTTGATCTCCTATTAGGTACTACTAATCCACGGCTATGGGCTTCGTTGATAATAGCCTGCTCAGTGACTGCTACAGCACCCATGGTTGTTTGTAGCAATACAGTATTATCGTGAGCAAGTTCATTGGCCAAGTCTAAGAAACGTAGCTTCTTATCCAACTTGGCCAATAACATGGTATCCTGTCTATTATAGTCAATGAACTTGAGGAAATCTTTATTATACAGTTGATCCAAGGTACCTTCATACGCGACCTTACTGCCAACTTCTTCGTATTCACCGATGGCATCTAAACTGTAACTGTGGCGCTCTTCGTAGGTATATTTACGATACAGTTGCATATAATCTAAATGTACACGACCGATCAAATCAAATGTCAAGTTGCTGGCACCAAAGCGTTCAAACTCACGTTGTTTGGGCAACTGTCCCCATAGGCATAGACGTCGTGTATCATCTTTACTCAATACACGAGTAATACGCATTACAGTATAAGGAATATCAAAGCCCTCTGAGTTCCAACCACTTAGGATATCTGCATCTTGGATAAGGTCAAGGAAGGTATTGAGCATGTCTTCCTCACGCTCAAACAAATAACAGTCTGTAAACTGTTTACAAATTTCTTCGGCCGTGGCCCAGGAGTAGCTCTTAGGCGGTACCACCAAGGTGACCATCTTGTCCATCCAGTCCAAGTAAACTGAGATACTGGTGATTGGGTTAAATGGATCTTCAGGTTTTGAGTAGCCACGTTCGGGGTCAAAGTCAACCTCGATATCGAAAAAGGCCGTTTGTAGTCGAGGCGAGTTGATGCCTAAATAGTTCTCTTCTAAACAACGGAAAATGGGATTAATATCTGACTCCCATAAGCGTTTGCCAGAATTAATGCGTTGTTCTTTATGAAACTCTTTGCCATTGCGGGTGCTAAAACGATTTACAGGAGTACCAAAAATGGTTTGAAATTTGCCGCGAGGATCATCATAATAGAACACATAGTTGGCCGGATATTCTCGATACACCCGCTCACCATCAACACGTTCTACCACGTGTATACGATCTTTGTCTCGATCAAACAATGCGTCAATGTAACTCATTGTCTTTGATCCCATCTTTGTTTAGCACATATTTCCTTAAGCTCATCATAATTGGCAATTAGTTCAGACCCATACGGTGATTGGTCACATAGATTATAATCTATTTCTTTGTCAATGTCAAAGCATTTAAAAAGATATTTGGGATCTTCGAACATGTCTTCAAAATATACCGTGATTGGATCATGCTGATAGTGACTTAGGTCAATCTGATCATAAAAATTTAAATAATACATGTAAGAAAGAACAAATTTTTCTTTCTCTATATGAAATTTTGGTAATTTTTTATCGGTGTAGGTTTGTGCTTCCTTGGTATAATCCATAATAAACAAACTAATTATACTGTCAAGGATAGACCGGCGGCGACTCAATACCGGTACCAAGTTGTTGGTATCTTTTGGTATGTTATTGAATGATTTGAATCTTGGATCCAGTGATGGAATCATCAGCGGGCGATGTTCTACACTGGCATTATTGCCGGGTATAGAATTTAAATTTCTAACTATTAAGGTGGCTCCGGTACGACCCGGAGACATTACTAAATATCTCATTCAGTAGCCCATCCATTAATTTTAGCACGGTTAAAAACATCATCAATATTGGTAATCAAACTGTAGTAGTCGTATGGACTTTTTTGGCAAACGCTATAGTCAGTTTTGTGATCAATGCCAATCTTCCTGAACAAATAATTATCATCTTCGAGTATATCTTCAAACACAATGTCAACTACTTCATTATATATAGAAGTGTCAATGGTATTGTAAAAGATCAAGTATTGTTTGTAAAGGCTATAAAACCTATCAATGTTGACAGCAAAAGGAGTGTTTTTTGTGCCAGTATAGAATGTTGGCTCTTGTGTATGTTCCAAGACCAGTTGACTTAGTGCGCCACGGAATATATTCTTCCGGCGACTTAGAATACAAACAAGGTCTTTGTGAAATGGGATAAATTCGTCGGAGTGTACGAATTGTGGGTTGTGTATTGCATAGGCAATGTCTCGCCCAGCCCATTGGTTAATATTCTTGACAACCAATGTTGAACCCGTCCTGCCCGGCGAAAATACTACAAATGTTCTTGCTTCCATAAATCTCCAATGTGTGTAACTTTGAGCTTACACTTGCTCTTCATGCCAGTTAAGCTGGCGAATCTTATTGTACTACATTAACAGCATTCTTGCAAGGCCTATGCTGTCAATTGTGATCAAAAAAGCATAGTTAGCAAGCAAACCAAAACTGCCACGTGTCCAACAGGTCCAGGCAGCGGCACAGCAACCACTAATAAAAATAGTGTACAGGGGAATAACTGGTACAGTAGGCACAGTGGCAGCAAAGATCACAGCACTTATAACACTACAGGCCCAAGAAAATACTTCAGCATAAAATCTCAATGGCCATTCGGCATGATCTTTTTTAATATAATTCCAAGTAGCATAAACATATTGCATCATTTTTTATTGGGCAAATTATAATTTGTGGATATTTTAACAATGTTATTGTATAATTCTTCAATCTCAGAAAAATTAATAATTAACTCACGATATTTATATGGAGATTTTTCTATCAAATCATAATTGGTACGTTCTTTTATACCAAGCTGTCCAAACAAATAATACGGGTCAGATATTAACAGATCAAAATCAACACTAATAATGTTTTTAAATTTTGATCTATCAATCTCTGTATAGAAACTATTCATATTCATGAATGTTTTGATAAATTCGTTGGGTTCGACATAAAATTTTTCTAACGGTTTATTGGTATAACTTACCAATTCGGTGGTCTTGGTAGAAGTTAATAAACTGCAAATAGAATTAAAAATATCGGTTCTATGACTAACAATACAGGTATAGTTTCCATCGGGAGGACGTACTTTTGGGTCATGTGTATGTACCACTTGGTATTCGTTGCTCACTGATGCAAGAAAATTTTCAATATTTCTTGCGATAATTGTTGACCCGGTACGCATTGGGCTGTATATTACAAAATATTTTGGTAAATTATCGTATGCACCAGTATCCAAATAATTATAAATTGTTGCTAACTCGTCGTAATTTTTTATTTTTTTTGAATGATCAATTGTTGGTTTGATGTTTTTATAATCGGTTTGTTCAACAATATTAAACAGATCAAACAGATAATATGGATCAGTGACAAATTGATCATAGTCAATTTTAATAACTTTTTTGTAGTGTGATAAATCAATGCGGTTATAAAAGTTAGAAAATTCTCTATAAAAAAGTCGAAAGTCTCGAGGATCTATAGTACCATTTTTTTCATATTTAAAAAAATCACATATCGACTGTAGATCTATTTTTCTTTGAATAATAATGCAGGTGTAATCTTCGTGATCGGGTACATAGTCAGGATCTCTTGTTATTTTAACATTAATTTTAAAATAATCGTTAATATTTTGTGTAACAGGGTTGTCCACTGAGCCTACAAAATCATAGATTACAAACGACTTTCTCATTGTTATTATAGAGTTTTACCTACAGTTTCAAGAATTGTATTTAATTCTTCGTGATCGTTATTGGTATCTGTCAATTTAGATTTTTGTGCGATCTTGATAGCCTTTTTAAGTGTGGCTGGTTTGATTTCCATTTCTTCAGCAATGGCTTTAACTGTATCCGACAGGCCTGCGTTGAGGTCTTCGATTTCTTGTAA